AGCTGCCATTGAGATTTTCCGGGCTTACCATCCGAAGGCGCGGCTGGTACGCATGGAGGTACGGGATGACTAAGTACCGCATCATTTACGCAGATCCGCCTTGGAGCTATCGGGACAAAGCGGCATCCGGACGGCGTGGCGTTATTTATAAGTACCCGACCATGAGCATTGAAGACATCCAAAGCCTGCCCGTTTGGAAGTTGGCGGATGAGGATTGCGCTTTATTCCTTTGGGTTACGGCCCCGCTCTTGGATGTCGGCATCGAAACCATGAAGCGGTGGGGCTTCACTTACAAAACGGTGGCCTTCACGTGGATTAAGACAACCAAGACGGGGCGGCTGTTTTGGGGTATGGGCAACTGGACCCGCAGCAATCCGGAATATGTGCTTTTGGGGATGCGCGGGAGGATGGAGCGGGTGTCTGCTTCGGTGCATTCGGTGGTCATGGCTCCTGTCGGCAGGCACAGTGAGAAGCCTTCTGAAGTGCGGGAGCGGATTGTGCAGCTTTTTGGGGACCTGCCAAAGGTAGAGCTGTTTGCACGGGAGCGGGCGGACGGATGGGATGCCTTTGGAAATGAGCTGGACGGCAGGGATATTCGGGAGGTTTTGGGTGATAAACCATCATAAAATATGGAGTGTTTATAAAACACTTCCGAAGGGTAACCAAATAATGGTATGATAGGTGTGACAATTCAGATTGGAGGTGTTTTTAATGGCCAGCCAGATCGGGGTCACACGGATTTACACGTCTGTATATGAAAAAGAAAAGCCGACGCTGACGCAATGCCCGAAGTGTCAAGTCAGAGTGGTTCCACGAGGGATTTCCGATTCTCGGTATGACTATCCGGGTGAGAAGCATTGCCCCAACTGTGGGCACGTGTTCGGACGTGCGAATCACTAAGGGCTGAAACAGGGGCTTCTTTGGAAGTCCCTGTTTTGGTGTGAAAGGAGGTAGGACGATGGATGACGTGCTGACGATATGGCGAACCGCACCAAAAGGTGAGGAACTTATGAAGGCAATGAACATCGAAAACCGAACGGAACCGAAGTCAGCCATCATCGACCCGTATAACTATACCGGGATGAGCGCAGGAACCCGCACCAAGCCGTCGATTATTCCTTACAGCACACTTCGGAGAATGTCGATGGTTCCGGCCATTGCCGCCATCATCCAGACCCGCCTGAATCAGGTGGCCCGTTTTGCCAAGCGTCCCCGCTACGATGGGGATTTTGGTTTTGAGATTCGCCTGAAGGACCGGAACAAACAGATGAGCGAGGCGGCCAAGAAGCGGGCCATGGAGATCGAAGACTTCTTTCTGAATACAGGTTCGGTGCCCAACCGAAAGCGCAAAGACAACTTTAACATGTTTCTTCGGAAGATTGTCAGAGACACCCTGACCTTGGATGTCATGTGCTGGGAAAACGTGCCCAACATGAAGGGGGAGCTTTCGGAGATTTGGGCGGTGGATGGGGCGACGATTGAGCTGGTGGCGCAGGCCCCGGTGTCGGATGCGTTTGAGCTGCCTGTCTATGTTCCGCAGACGGCTCGCGGGATGAAGGCAAAAGGCGAGATTGCTTATGTTCAGCGGATCAACGGGCAGATTGTGGCGGAGTATACCGAGGAAGAATTGGCCTATGTCATCCGTAATCCCCGGACCGATTTGGAGTGGACCGACTTTGGCATCAGCGAGCTGGAAATTTTGATTGAGATTGTCACAGGCATTTTGAATGGCGTGCGGTACAACACGGCCTATTTTACCCACAACCACCTGCCCCAAGGTGTGCTGGAGATTGTTGGAAAATATAAGGATGAGCACTTGGAAGCATTCAAACGCCATTGGCGGAATCTGACTAGCGGGGCCGAAGGCAAGTGGACGGTTCCTGTCATGGCATTGGAGGACGGGCAGGGCTTTAAGTTTACGCCCTTCAAGCAATCCAACCGGGACATGGAATTTAACCAGTTTTTGGAGTTTCTGTTCAACGTGGCGTGCGCGGTGTACCAGATTGACCCCAATGAAGTGGGCTTCAAAAGCTGGACCAGCGGAACCAAGATGAGCGCTTCGGACAATACCGAAGCCAAGATTGAAAGCTCACAGGACAAGGGCTTTATCCCGCTGATGAACTTTTTATCCGATTCCTTCAATTCGGAAATCATGCAGTATATCGATCCGGAGTTTGAATTCTGCTGGGTCGGGCTGGATGATGAGGATGAGGATAAACGCAACGAGCGGGACAAGCTGCTTCTTGAAATGGGCTTGAAAGTGGTGGATGAAGTGCGGAAAGAACGGGGATGGGAGCCGTTTGGAGCGGCGTGGGCCAATGCGCCAGCCAACAGTACCTTGATGCAGGTGTATATGGCCGAATCAGGATTGAACGCCAAGGGCCAAGCGCAGGGACAAGAGGCTGAACAAGAGGCAGATCAGCAAGAGGCCGCACAACAACAGGCGGACGACCAACATCAGAAAGAGCTGGAAAAGATGGAGCGGGAGCATGAGATGGCAAAAGAGATGGAGCAACTGAAGCACAAAAACGCGATGGAGCTGGAAAAAGTGCGGGCGCAAAGCCGCAAAGCCGATGCAGCACAAAACAAAGCGCCCGACAAGAAGCAAGTAAAGAAATCATTGACCGCTTCAGAAGATGACCGATTGGAAATCGTGGTGACGTGGGATGGGTATTAAGAGAGGGGGAATCGGCAGTGAAGCATTTTTTCCGTTGGATGCAGCAGACGGCAGAACTGAATCCGCCAAAACTTTTTTCTGTGGTCATTGAAGGGGAGGATCAGCACGGAAACGAGGTGGACCTTCCTTTAACCGTCCCCGTTGAGAGCATCAATCACATTACCTATGTCCTTGCTCTAAATGGGCTGCCTCATCGGGTGGAGCCGCTGGAATAGGGGTGTGAGACATGCCAAAGGTCAACATCAAACTACCGAAGGGGATTGAAGACCTGCCGGAAAAAGACAGGCGTCAGATATTGGACGTATTGGCCCAAGCCATGCGCCTGCCGCCTGTGATGAAGGTGACGACTGCAGGCGGGGATGAGCATAACATGTGGGACCGAAACGGGGACCCGCTTCTGGCAGATGCCGAGGATGCCTTTTATGAAGCGCTTGTAACCCCGGCGCAAGAGATGATGGCCGAGGTGTTCATTGCGTTGGACCTTCCGCTCGATGGTGTGGATACGGAAAAAGCCTTTTCCGATGAATTCCGGAAGTACGAAGATGACCTTTTGAAGTCAAAGAACAAAGGCAAACGGCGGATTCAGGATTTGATTGAAGCCAATCGCGAGAAGCGGGAGAAGTTTCTGAAGTACCTTCAAGGTATGAATCCGTTCAGCCGGGAGCAGCTGAAAAAGTTGGACAACCTGATGAAGCAGAAGCTCCCGAATTACGCCAAGATTGCCGAGGACTTCATGGTCCGGGCCGGATTCATTGCAAAGATTCGCAACCAAGCGGAGCGGGAGAATTTTGAGCTGACCGGGGTGTTGATTGATCGCTTCCCCTCCACCATCAAGGCAGCGGAAAAAGAAGGCGTGGTTTTGACGGTGCAGGAGAAAGAGAAGCAGGACAAAAAGCGGGGCCGGAAAAAGGAAGTGAAAATCCTCCCGCTGACACCGAAGGAAAGTCAGGCGGTGCAGTTTGCGGTCCACCATGCAGCCGACAAACTCACAGAAATCAGCGAACGTCACAGGGCCGGGGTGCGCCAGATGGTCATCCGCGCCCAAAAGGAGCGCTGGAGTCCGCAGAAGTTGGCACAGGAGCTATTCGATGCCTACGGGGAGCAAAACCGGGATTGGCGGCGCGTGGCGATCACGGAGTTGGCCTTTGCAGCCAATGACGCTTATTTGTCCGGCGTGGAAGAAGGGGAAACCGTGGTGGGCATGGGCGCAGAAAACGCTTGTAAGTACTGCAAACAATTGGTCATCGGAAAGACGTTCACGGTGATGCACGAGCCACCGAAGGAATTTACCCATCAGAACGAGATGAACCTTGTTTGGCCGGGGAAAAGCAACTACGGAAGAAAGGTCAGCGAATGGATTCCGGCGATCCCGCTTCATCCTCATTGCAGATGCCGCTATCATCGACTGTCCCGCTTCTACAAGGTGGATGAGAAGGGGAACATCGTTCTGAAGACAACCGCTGAGCTGATTCAGGAGGAGAGGGCCAGACGTGGCCTGCCGCCTGACCCGAATCTGAAGTAAAGGAGCTGGTACATATGACTGAACAGCAAGTAAAATCCATCATCAACACCATTGTAAGAGAGACCGGACACCCCATAGCCGGGAAAGTGCTGGAAATGACCGGGATCGCTGACCGGAAACAGCTTCGGAAAATGGTTCGCAAGGGAATTTTGCAGCAGTGCCAAGTTTTAACGGCACGAGGCATCATGAACGCTTATTATACCAATGACGCGATACCGAAGATGTTTCAAGAAAGAGGGGATGACCATGCCGAAGTTTGTAAAGACGGAGCGGGACGAACACCTGTGGGAGAAGGCTAAGGAGATTGTGAAGAAGCAGTACGGGAAGACGGAAGAAGATGGAGATGAGTTTTGGGCGCTGGTGACGGGCGTCTACAAAAAGGCGGGCGGGCATATCGGGAAGGCCCTGTTCTTTGATGCGTCCGCTTTGGACATCATCAACGAACCTTCCGAAGAACCGCTTGAAAAGGCTCATAAGGATTTGCCCC